ACCTGAAAATGTCCTTGCAAACATCAGATAACTTATACCAAGTTCTTAGGGAACATTCAAATTCAGTGGGGTTACCTATCTTGGATAACCCCACTTTTGAACGTGTAACTGAGGAATACGGAAAAGATTTATTTCGTGAAACTCTCGCAGAGTTTATTGCGAAAGAACGTCCTGAGTTTCCATTAAAGAAAATCTCTGAAGAAAAGATGAGAACTACTTTTCTGAAACTTCGTGACTCAGACCCATTTTCCATAATGACTGCATTTAAAGATTTGCAGAAAGAAGTGTTAGAGAAATATGATGATTACTCTTACAACTTCCAAGAGTATGGATTGGGTTTTATCGATGCACCATCACAATACAATGATGCATCAAATTATTTTCACCAAGACTTGAGACTTAACTGTGGAAGTTATGGTTTCAAAGCACCAATAGATGTATGGACAAATGGTACTGCAAAAGAAATATGGAGGTGTCTAGGCCCTATATGGAGAGGTATCAATGAGGTTAAGAAGACCATAGTTAAAAGTGTTGATGGTACTGAAGAAGAAAAACTTATTGGTGGTAAACTAGATGAGAAGAGTTATATCTCTGCATTTAGATTAGGAACATACATCGCAACACAATTTAAACCAAACGTTGCAAGAACTATCTATGCAATGACTAATGCACAAACAGTTCTTGACACTTCATGTGGATGGGGTGATAGATTATGTGGGTTCTATACATCGAATGCATCACACTACATTGGTTGTGACCCTAACCCATATACATTCACTAGATATAAAATACAGTGTATCGAATATGAAAAGATACTTACAGGTAAAGAACCTGACATCATAGAACAGGATAATTATTTCTCATGTATTGGTTCTAAGAAAGTAGAGATATATCGATGTGGTGCAGAAGACTTACCATATCATACACTACCACCTATTGATTGTGCATTCACATCACCACCATACTTTTCAACGGAAGAGTACAACAAGGGTGGAGAACATGAAGAAGATCAATCATGGTCAAAGTTTAATGAATATGACAAGTGGAGAGACGACTTTTATCTACCAGTGTCACAAAAATCTTTTGATGCATTGAGTGATACAGGTGTTCTACTTGTAAACATTCTTGACCCCAAAGTCAAAGGTAAAAGATACAGGTCAGGTGATGAACTCGTACAAATGTTATTACCAAATTTCTTAGGACAACTGGGAATGAGAATCATGCAAAGACCACAAGGTAAAGCAGTATTCAAAGACGAAGATGGAAACTTTGATAAAGAACAGATGGAAGAGTTTATGGATAAACTTTACATGGAAAATGTATGGTGTTTCAGTAAGTCACCATCAGTAGATTTATTTGAAAGTGTAAAAGTTAGTACACTAGAAAACTTTTTTTAATATGAGTGAAACATTTAGAATAGTTGAAAACGAAAACGAAGAAATGGCAGCTATTGAAATCATGGAGGGTGAGTTCAAAGGTTGTGTATATCAGTATGGTAAAATACAATTCTTTGAAGATGAAGTTAAATTAAGTTTCGAAAGATTCATTCGAAGATTACCTGAAAATGACCCAAAGGGTAGGTCTTTAGAAGAACTAAATACTGATACAGATTTACAAACAGTAATGGGTAATATTCTTGTACACTTAATTGATGAACAAGAAGGATTTGAGAAGGAAAAAAATGGCAGAAACAGGAAGAATGATACTGAAAGAACTGACACTGACGTATCCTGATGGGACTACGCATGTCATCTTTCGTGACGTAAAAGAATATGACAACGAAACTGAGCAGAATACAAAAGATGCTGAGTTGGTTGCACTCCTTAATGAAGAGATTCGTCAAGGTGAAGAACTTAATACAGGAGAAGAAGGTGAATAGAGAAGCAGTATTTGAACAACTAAAAATTGACGAAGGAGTCGTATATGAAATCTATCATGACCACCTCGGCTATCCCACCTTTGGAGTCGGTCATCTTGTCCTCGAATCTGACGAGGAACATGGTCAACCAGTTGGAACACCAGTCTCAGAAGAAAGAGTTAAAGAGTGTTTCGAGAACGACCTTAATATTGCCATCAGAGAGTGTGACGCTCTATACGAAGATGGGACATTTGACAACCTACCTGACGAAGTCCAGCAAATCTTGGTTAATATGATGTTCAATATGGGTAGAACTAGACTATCCAAATTCAAGAAAATGCATGGTGCAATTCTTGAGGGTGATTGGAAAACAGCCGCAGTTGAAGGAAGAGATTCAAAGTGGTATCAACAAGTAACCAATCGTGCAGAGAGATTAATGTCAAGGTTAGAGAATGTCTAAAGTAAAATGTTTAAGACTCGCAACAGGTGAAGTTGTAATCGGATTCTATAAAAAGTTATGGAATGGAGACGTACAGTTAACAGATGTTAAACAATGTCTTGTCCAAGTCGCAGAAGGTAAAATGGAAGTAGATTTAGGTGATTACTTACCATTTGCAAAAGAATACACATTTGTATTTTCAAAAAATCAAATATTGAATGTATTCGATGCGAAACCCCAACTTGAACAAAACTATAAAATCTCCACTGGAAATAATATCAGGGGACAAAGAGGAAAATAATATGAAAGATATGACAAGTGAAATTCTCGCAAGTGTCATCGCACATGCAGATGGCCAAATCGCAAAACACAGAACTAATGTTTTAGTTCATTGTAAAAATTCAGTGGGTGTCGCAGAACACGGTGACCACATTGAAACCGTCCAAAAAGAAATGGAATCTATCGCACATTATGAAGACATCAAAGATGTGGTGAAGAAACATTTTTCCGATTATACAGACAGAACTACCTTGACAGAATAGACCTACTGTAGTATCATTACAGTATGGATTTCTACACAAATGTAACACGAACACGTGACAAGATTCTTGTCATAGGTTATCAGGGTAACCAAAAGAAAAAGGTTACCATTAACTATCGTCCAAAACATTTCATTCCATCCAAGAAAGGTGAGACACCTTATCGTGCATTAGATGGTCGACCACTTGAAGTTGTTGAACTCAACTCTATGGGTGGTGCAAGAAAGTTCAGAGAAAAGTATTCAGGTGTCGAAGGATTCCAAATCCATGGATACGACAGATACGTTTACACTTACATCGCAGATAAGTTTCAGGGTGACATTGAATACAATCCTAAACTAATTAAAACTGCAACACTTGATATTGAGTGTGAGTGTGAAGATGGATTCCCTGACCCAACACTTGCAACTGAGAAAGTCAATGCAATCACCATCAAACCATTCGGTAAAGATGCACACGTCTTTGGTATCGGGCCTTGGGAACACAATAGAACAGACATCGTTTATCACAACTGTAAAAACGAAGCATTCCTACTTACTGAATTCCTCAAGTATTGGAGAAGTGAATGGTTCGACGTTGTTACAGGATGGAACGTAAACAGTTTCGATATCACATATCTTTGTAATCGTATCGACAGACTCTTTGGTGAGGGAGAACACAAGAAACTTTCTCCATGGAACATGTCTGATGTCAGAGAGTTCACCTCGCAAGGTTATCAGAAGAACATGGTCTACACTTTATATGGTGTTAATGTTCTTGACTATCTTGAACTCTATCGTAAACATACATTCGTCAACCAACCATCCTACAAACTAGAAGCAATCGCACAGGTTGAATTGGGTACAGGTAAGATTGATTACTCAGAGTATGGTTCACTTCATACACTTTACCGACAGGACTATGCAAAGTTCCTAGAGTATAATCTCAAAGACGTTACACTTGTTGAAGACCTAGATGACAAACTAGGATTCCTAGAACTAACACAAACCATGGCCTACAATGCGAAGTGTAACTACATTGATGTCTTTGGTATGGTGAAGTATTGGGAAACCATCATCTACAACTTCCTTAAAGATCAAAACATTCAGACACCACCTCAAAGACTGAAGAGTGGTAATGATAAGACACATGCGATTCAAGGTGCATACGTCAAGGAACCACTAGTTGGTGGTCACAACTGGGTTATGTCTTTTGACTTGAACTCATTGTATCCACACTTGATTATGCAATACAACATTTCACCTGAGAAGATGGTGACTGGTAATCGACAAGATGTTAATGTCAAACGAATGTTGGACAAAGAGTGTGATCTATCCTACACCAAACAACAAGATTTAAGTGTCACACCTAACGGAGTCATGTTCAAACGTGACAAACAAGGATTCCTTCCTGAACTCATGGAAAAGTTTTACGATGAACGTAGGATGTGGAAGAAGAGAATGATTGAGTATCAGAAGGAACGTGAAGTTTGCAAAGATACTAAACGCAGAAAGGAACTTGATGTTCTTATCAAACGTGCATACAACAATCAACAGGTTCGTAAGATTGCACTGAACTCTGCTTATGGTGCTCTCGCAAATCAATACTTCGCATTCTTCTCTATTGATCTCGCAGAGGCGATTACACTTAGTGGTCAGTTGTCCATCCAGTGGGCTGAGAAAACAATCAACAAGTATCTCAACGAAGTGTTAAAGACTGACAACAAA